AATTGACGCGGATGTACTTTATATAAATGCGTCTGACGAAAACAACGTAGACACGGTAAGAACCAAAATCAAAAACTTTGCCAGTTCAATGGGATTCAGAAAGTGGAAGATTTGTATTCTTGATGAAAGTGATTATATGACTCCGAACGGCCAAGCAGCCCTTCGTAATTTAATGGAAACTTTTTCAAAAACTACACGTTTCATTCTTACATGTAATTACGTTGAAAAAATTATAGACCCTATACAGAGTAGATGCCAATCATTTGCCATAACACCTCCTAACAAAGCAGACGTGGCTAAGAGGCTCGTGTCCATCCTCAGCGCAGAAGGAGTATCCTTTGACAATGCGGATGTAGTGTCTATTGTTAATAATGGATACCCTGACATAAGACGTATATTGGGATCGGCACAAAGTCAAATAATAAATGGTAAGTTGACAATAGATAAGCAATCTATCATTCAGGCAAATTACATGAATGAATGTTTGATTCACCTAACATCTAAGGCAAGTACTGAAAATAAGTTTGTACTTATAAGACAGACTATAGCTGATAGTAAGGTTAAGGACTTTACTCAATTCTTTAAGTTTCTTTATGACAATGTAGATCAGTATGCTCCACAAAAACAAGGTGAAGTAATTATTAAGTTGGCTGATGGCCAATATAAAGATAGCTTTGTAGTGGACTCAGAAATTAATATAATGGCAACCATTATGGGAATCTTAGATATTATAAACTAATGCATATTATACACCACATTTTAGGTACATGCGGAGAACCACATTTTTCTTTACTAAGTTTATTTGGATTTGTCCCAATGATTTACTATATTGTAAAGGCTAAGCTACGTAAATATATAAAATGAGTACAACGAAACCAAAAACAATCTTCGAACACTTAGCAGGTATAAAGGATAAGAAAGTACCTTGGAATACCTTAAGTGAGTTGGATAAAAAATCGTTTAGTCCATTTCTTATAAATAGATTTCTAAGTATGAACCAGGACTTAATTGAATTCGTAAATGAATTTCAAATATTTTCCATTGGATTATTAGAACCAAGAGATGTATATAAAGTTTATTATGATTTCTTACCCAAAGTAAAAACGTATGACAAATACATTAAAGGAAAGGGTACATCTAAGTATGATAGTGAACTGATTGATTACCTCATTAAATGGTATAAAGTTTCATCACGCGAAGTGATTCAATATTTAGAAATAATGGATAAGGATGATGTAAAATCTATCTTACAGGCGTATGGTCTTGATAAGAAAAAAATAACCAAGCTCACGAGCTTTAAGAAAAAGTAGTGATATTTATAATAGTAAATAAAAAATAAGTTATGAAGCAGTTTTTTCCCATTGGTGGCCGGGTAATAATAAAGCCCACCAAACAAGACATTACATCCGGTGGAGTAATAGTACCAGAAACAAATGATGAAGGTGTAAACACAGCTGAAGTAGTTGCTGTGGGTCCTGGATTATTATTACTGTCTGGTGCCAGAGGTGACATGCAGTGTATTGTGGGTGATATCGTATTGTATACTAAATTATCTGCGAAAGTAATGGAAGATACAGACGGATTGATGGCAGTCCAAGAATCTGATTTATTGTCTATTATAAACAGAACAGGACCGAAAAACAAATCGAGTTCAGACTACCCTTCACCTCCACCAATGCCTCCGACAGACCGCAACAGCGCGCACATTTAAAAGAAAATAAAAACAAGTTATGAAGAAAAATTTAGATTTTGGATCTGATGCCAGGCGATCATTATTGACCGGCGTAGAAAAATTAAATAACGCTGTTTCAGCTACACTAGGTCCGAAAGGACGTAACGTAGTATTGGAAAAGGCCGAAGGCTTTGTATCGACAAAGGACGGTGTTAGTGTTGCACGGGAAATCTATTTGGACAACCATCTGGAAAACGCTGGGGCTCAAATGATGAAGCAAGTTGCATCTGAAACTAATGATGAAGCAGGTGACGGAACAACTACCAGTACTGTATTGGCTCATTCTATTTTAAGGGATGGATTTAAGAAAGTAGAAAACGGGTCCAATCCAATTGACCTTAAACGTGGTATGGATATAGCAGTATCTCAAGTAGTAGGTGCATTACAATTAATGGCCAAAGAAATTACTGATGAAAAAGAAGTACTGTCGGTCGCAACTATTTCTGCTAATAATGATTCCCAAATTGGAAATCTTATTTCAGAAGCTATGAAGGAAGTTGGTACAAGTGGCGTAATCACAGTTGAAGAAAGTAATTCATACGATGATTCATTGGAAATTGTAGAAGGTATGCAATTTGATAATGGATATTTGTCACCTCACTTTATCACAAGTCAGGAAGATATGAATGTTCAATTAAAAGGTGCCGTAATTTTATTGGTTGACAAACGATTGACTTCACTTAAGGAATTGGTTAAGCCATTGGAATTTTGTATTTCTAATTCACGCCCACTTTTACTTATCGCAGAAAATGTTGAAGCCGAAGCTTTGGCTGGATTAATTGTGAATAAAGTACGTGGTGCTATTACAGTTGCGGCTGTTAAGGCTCCTGGTTACGGCGACCGTAGGTCTGATATCTTAGAAGACATAGCAGCACTAACAGGCGCTACTGTGGTCACACCTAAGAAGGCTATGAAGCTAGATGAATTTAATTCTGAATGGTTCGGCAGCGCGGCGCTTGTCACAATTACAAACAAACTGACTACAATTGTAGATGGTGGAGGCGAAGCTCCTGATATCGAATCAAGAATATCAGAAATCAAAACTTTGATTGAACAGGCTACATCGCCATATGAAACCGAACAACTTCAAGATAGATTGGCCAAGATGGCTGGTGGTATTGCTGTTATTAAGGTTGGGGCCGGAAGTGATATTGAATTGAAAGAAAAGAAAGACAGAGTAGAAGATGCGTTAAACGCGACACGTGCGGCTGTTGATGAAGGCGTCATCGCCGGCGGCGGCTACGGATTGCTAGCAGCAATTAATTCAGTTGGTTACATGGAAGGTGGCACATATTCCGATGTAGATGGCCCGGCGAACCAAGACCAGATGTATGGATATGGTATTGTACTTGAAGCATGTAGAGCGCCAATGATTAAAATATTGGTCAACGCTGGGTTGAATTTCAATAGTATATTAAATACAGTTTCAATATCAGATAATGCTAATTTTGGATACAACGTGAATACAGGAAATTATGTAGACATGGTAGCCGATGGGGTCATTGACCCTGTTAAGGTAACTCGTGTTGCACTTGAAAAGGCTGTATCAATCGCAAGTACAATTCTAACTACCGAAGCTGTAGTTACCGATGTACCGGATGAATCAGCATCAGTTAACAATCAAATGATGGGATATTAATTATGGGAAAGACAATTAACATGGGTGGTAAAGGCCCTCCGCCTCCACCAGTACCACAGGAACCACAACTCAATATTAAACCGGAAGATTTAACTGATTACACATGTAATAACTGTGGAAATCAAACATTTGTTCAGGCATTTGTATTCAAAACACTATCGGCAGTTATGTCACCGGATGGAAAGGAACGAATGATTCCACTACAGGTGTTTAAATGTGATGAATGTAATGAAATCGGAAAAGAATTTTTACCAAAAACGTAATAATATGTCAGACGAAAAAAAGGTTGTAGTACCATGTGGTACTCGTGGAACCGATAAAACTGAAAATACTCCCGTTGCTCAAGACTCAACTGAAGATAGAGTGGCCGAAGCCCTGGGCCGGAGTAACGAAGGGCCAAGTGTAAACAAAACGCGGGATTTATCTACGTGGTATCATTACGTGGATTGGACCACGTGGCCTCCAAGACCAACAATTCCAGGAGCTCGGCCAATGTTGCCTATTCTTGATCCGTATGGCGATTACCCAGTTACTGTCAGTGAACCAAATCCATATGTACGTGATACACCGGATACTCTGGCGCTTACACGAAACGAAACAGCTATAGAATATTGTGAACGAATGTATCCATTATGTACAACTGAATTCAAGCGATTACAAGATGAAATGTACGTCACGTTTTGTAAAAAGCAACGGAATTACGGCCCAGCAAATATATCAGTGGGAACCCCATTGACAACGCCGGAAGATATAAAATTATCATTGACAGGCCTATTTTTTAGAATGAATGATAAAATTCAACGTATCAAACAACTTGTAGTGATGGGGCAACCAGACGAAGTGGGTGAGGCTATCGATGATACATATGAAGATTTATCTGTGTATGGAATTATCGCTAGATTAGTAAATACTGGAAAATGGGGTAAGTAATTATTTGGTAATGTCATAATTTATTACTATATTACTGTAATGAATAAAGGTTACAAATCTCCGAAGGAACTGGCTATAGCTGCCTACAAACAGGGTAAAACCCCGGTAAGCTATAGCCAGTTTAATATGTATAGGACTTGTCCCAGACAATGGAAGCTAACGTACATAGACAAGCATAAGTCATTTGATGCAAATGTGTTTAGTATATTTGGCACGGCTATACACGAATGTCTTCAACACTACTTAACAGTCATGTATGAATCTTCTATAAAGGAAGCTAATAAACTTGGCTTACATCAAATGATGCAAGCAGTATTGATACGTGAATACAATACCGAATATGAAAAAACAGGTGTACATTTCCTTACGTCCGATGATCTGAAGGAATGTTATTACGATGGTATTGAAATATTAGATTTCTTTTTAAAGAAGCGCGCTAAATACTTTGGTAAACGTAATTGCAAATTAATTGGAATTGAAGTTCCAATATTACAACCCGTTGAAAGTAACGATAATGTATCGTTCATTGGATTTGTAGATATTATAATGCAAGAAGGTGATAACGTAGTACTATATGATATTAAATCTTCATTCTATGGATGGAAGCCGGCAAGAAAAAAGATTGAAGGCGACCAAATTAGACTTTATAAAGAACATTATTCTAAGCAATTGGGTATAGATGCTAATTCTATTTTAGTTGAATATTTCATAGTAAAGAGGAAGTTATATGAAAATACTGATTTTCCGCAATCACGTATTCAACAGTTTAGGCCGGCTCATGGGTCGGTAAGTATGAATAGAACAAAGCGAAAGTTTAATTCTTTTATATCCACGGCATTTTTAGAAACAGGAAAACACAATAAAGAAGCGGAATATCCAGCATGGAAAACCGGCTGTAAATTTTGCGCATTTAAAGACAACTATGAATTATGTCCAAAAGGAAGCAGAATCAAACCAGAGTCGGAATAGTTGGTAGTTTGGGATGGCAGAATAGACGTAAAATAAAGGATAGTATTTGGAAAATGAAAGGACGATTCGGCAGCGAACTACAAATAGTGTCAACGGGAAATAAAGACGGAGCCGATAAGATGGCTAAGAAGTTTTGTCTTGAACTTGAATGTAACTATAAAGAATTTAATCCGGCATATACAAATGCTAATTTATATTCCGCCTGTCATGAAAACTATTACGGGAAGGAATACAGCCCAAGATATATATTTCACAGAAACGATATGTTTTGTAAGCATATCGATTATTTAATGGTGTTCATCGATAAAGGTGACTCGAATAAAGGAATAATCGATATAATAAATAAGACAAAAAAATTAAATAAACCAGTCGTTATTGTATATTAGCGATATTTATAATAAAGTTATAATAAATGAATAAGTTACCTAAGTTACGAAAAGTAGATACATCTAAGCCTCCAAAGAAAAAAGTATTACTATTATCGGATGATATTAGATTACCATCTGGAGTAGGAACTATGTCCAGAGAAATGGTATACGGAACCGTGGCCACGTATGATTGGGTTCAGATTGGTGGAGCAATTAATCATCAAGATCAAGGTAAGGTGTTTGATATGAGCCAAGATGCAGCTACTGTAACGGGTGTAGGTGATGCTTCGGTCAAAGTATATTGTGCTAGTGGATATGGTAACCCTGATGTTCTAAGACAAATATTGTTAATTGAAAAGCCTGATATCATTGTTCACTTTACAGACCCCAGATTTTGGGACTGGCTGTACAACATGGAACATGAAATTAGGCAAACTATTCCAATTGCATATCTTAATATATGGGATGATTTACCGGCACCACATTGGAATCGTAACGCATATGAATCATGTGATTTATTAATGGCTATATCAAAACAAACATACAATTTAAATCGAATGGTACTAGGCCATGGCTACTATGAATCAGAAGATAAAACTGATGATGTCAATAGAATGAAATTGGTTGGTAATACTGGGCAGGAAGCACCGTGGAGACCCATACCATTATTAACATATGTACCGCATGGTATTGATACAGATACGTTTACACCACTTAAATCTACAGACCCTACGCTGGCCAAAGTTAAGCAGGCAATATTTGGAAATAAAGATCCAAAATTCGTAGCATTTTTTAATAGTAGAAATGTAAGACGGAAATGCCCGTCTAATTTGATATTGGCATTTAAATTAATGGTTGATAGTCTTCCCGAAGAACAACGAAGTGATTGTTACCTGTTGATGCACACCGACCCCGTTGACCAACATGGTACAGATTTACCAGCAGTCGCACAGGCACTTGCACCCGATGTAAATATCATATTCAGTAATCGAAAGATAAGTACTACCGAGTTAAATTGTCTGTATAATCTGGCCGATGTTACCTGTAATCCATCGTCCGCTGAAGGATTTGGATTATCACATATGGAATCATTAATGGCAGGAACACCTACCATAGCTACCGTCATCGGTGGGTTACAGGACCAAATGGGATTTACTAAAGACGGTAAGGAACTTACGGTTAATGATTTCACCGATGCAGTAGCTAGTAATAGTTCGGGTAACATCACAACCGAACATGGAAATTGGGTATATCCGTTATGGCCAATTTATAATTTACAAGGTTCACCCGCAACGCCATATATATATGATTCGATTGCTCCTATTACATCGCTACGTGATGGCCTGAAGTATTGGTACTTGAAAGGTGATGACCATAGAATTAAAGCAGGAGCAGCTGGAAGATCATGGTCAATTAAAAACGGGTTTACAAAAGAAAATATGTGTAGTAGAACCGTTTATTCGTTGGATATGTGTATGGATAGATTTCATCCAAGAAATAAATTTTCGGTCATTGACGTATCACATAAAGAAGATGTTACCTATACAAATTGTACGTTACTATGATATCACTTAGAAGTTTATTGGCGGAAGCAGAATATTCATTCGGTTGCGCTATGTTGTATTTTTCATTTCCAGAAATGAAACGTATTCATGATATGATTGCTACTAATGACGTATTTGAAGAGCCGAACGGTGACACGTATGGGCTAGAAGTACACCCGCACGCTACGCTGTTATATGGATTACATGATGGTGTAAGTAAACACCAAGTAGAATCAGTACTTGATGATTACACATATTCATCGTGTAGGCTACACAATCCATCTACTTTCAGTAGTGAATTTTATGATGTACTTAAGTTTGATGTAAAGGGTGCCAACTTAAATGAAACAAATAAAGCGCTGGGAAAATTACCACATACGACTAAGTTTCCTGATTATCATCCTCACATGACTATAGCATATCTAACACCTGGAACGGGAAAAAAATATATCGATATACTCAACCAGATTAATTTCAATGAATTTCAGGCGACGCCACAGTACGCTATTTATTCCGTACCGGATGGACAAGAATACAGAATTAATATCAAATTAGATTAAAACAAAAAATTAAATGAAAGAATCATTAGTTATAAGTTGCCCGGCAAGTAGTAGAAGTGGATACGGCGATCATTCAAGAGACATTATACGTAGTTTAATTGCGTTGGATAGATTTGATATAAAGATAATGGATCAGCGATGGGGGTCATGCGATAAAAACGCGTTGACTACCAATGATACTGATATTACCAATTTATTTGCGCAGCCTGGCCAACAGCTTAATCAACCTGACGTATGGATTCAAGTGACAGTACCAAATGAATTTCAAAAACAAGGGAAATTTAATATTGGTATTACGGCTGGAATGGAAACCGATAAAGTATCTCAAAAATGGATTGAAGGATGTAATAATATGGATTTGGTAATTACTACATCCAATCATTCTAAGGCATCATTTGTAAATTCTATACTACAAATTGTAGATAATAATACTAAGCAACAAGTGGGTGAACTTAAGGTTGAAACGCCCATTGAAGTTTTATTTGAAGGTATTAATACTGACATATTCCATAAGACGCCTGATATTCCAGTTACCATTGTCACCCAAATGGAATCAGTACCCGAAGACTTTTGTTTTCTTGTCATGGGTCATTGGTTGAAAGGTGATTTAACCCACGATAGAAAGGATATTGGCGGAACTATATCAACGTTCATTCAAACGTTTAAGGGTATGGCACCTAGAAATAGACCTGCACTAATACTTAAAATAAGTGGATCAGGATTCAGTGTTACCGATAGAAATACTATGATAGCACAAATTGAATCTATTACATCCAAATATCAAAAAAAGGATCTACCGAAGGTATATCTGTTCCACGGTGACTTAACTCCCGCTGAAGTCAATGGGTTGTATAACCACCCGAAAATCAAAGCTATGGTTTCCTTTACTCACGGTGAAGGTTTTGGGAGGCCACTACTAGAATTTTCAGTAACACAGAAGCCGGTAATTGCAAGTAATTGGTCCGGTCATATTGATTTCCTAACAAAATCAGTTTTACTTCCTGGTGAACTAAAAAATGTACACCCGTCAGCAGTATGGGAAGATGTAATTATTCCGGAATCAAAATGGTTTTATGTTAATTATCCAACTGCAAGTAATATACTAAAAGCCGTGTATGAAAGTTATTCTGATTATGTAGTCGATGCGCGAAAGCAAGCAATGATATCAAGGGAACAATTTAATCACGGAAGCATGACGGTTGAATTCGGTGACATATTAGATAAGTACGTTTCAAAGAAAGTAGAATTAAAACTTCCAAAATTAAATAAGATAGCACAATGACAAACGGAACATGGGAAACTAGCCCATTTACAGATAAACAATCTGTACTAGTCGAACACGACGATCAGGGAAATAAATCTAAGTATGATATTGAAAGTGGATTTTTCACTAATGAATATCCTTTAAATTATATCAAATATCCAGATGAAAACCTAACTGGTCAAGATGGATACGAAGCTAGACTTCCAGAATTAATTAAAAATCTGAGACATGACGATGGTGAATCGTATTGGTATCCAATTGTAGTAGAAGCATCCGATGGTATAGTTTTTCCTCTCGGTACATTACAAAGCTGGGAATGGTGTTACGCACCTGTAATAGATAATGAATCTACGTCTGAAGCTGATATGAAAAACGCCAAATATTACAAGCGTCATTTAGATGCAATTAAAAACATAAATGGGTATTCGCTCGGTGATATCAGCTTCGAACAACAAACCTTAATAAATACCGACGATGAGCCGATTAATTGAACATCAGTATAATATACGGAAACGGAGCCGCATCACACCAGCCGAATTTGAACATGGTATGATAGTAGAAGCAAACTACAATACCAAAACAGGTGAAGCGAGAAAATATATGTTGGTTGTACTTAGTCCAGATTGGCCCATTAATTCGGGCATGTGCCATGTTATTAAGATGAATGATATTCCCCGCCATGTATTTCTAAGGCTAATAACCGAACTGGGTATTGTTTGCGTTAACAACAAGCGTATGGTTAAAATTCCAATGGTAGACATTACCGAAACCAACACTCAACGATTTTATTTAGATACAATAAAGAGTTCACGGTTTCCAGATGTTAAGAAAGCCTATAGAACTTTACTAACAGATTCATTTAAAAATTCATCGGTAATAGAATATAAATTCGGCAAAGAATTAGAAAATAAATACCCATGTGCTGCTCCCGAGCCAATTAAAGTAGACAGTAATGAAGATTAGTTATGCAATTCCGGTCAAAGATGAACTACATCAAATACAGCATTTGATTACTCATTTATTAGACAACAAGCGTTCCGAAGATGAAATTGTAGTTTTATATGATTCAAAAAACGGCCATGAATACGTAGAAGAATACTTACGATCACATTCTGTTAATTCGGAATATATGTGGTATGAGCGACCGTTTGAAGGCTCTTTTGCGGACCAGAAGAATTATTTGAATTCAATGTGTAACGGTGATTGGATTTTTCAAATTGATGCCGATGAAGTTCCAGATGAACATTTATTGGAAGTCTTGCCAGGTATTTTGGTTGAAAATGAAGCAACCGATTTACTGTGGGTTCCCCGGGTAAATATTGTTAAAGGTATAACTCCACATCATATTCGTAAATGGGGATGGATACAAGATGATCAGGGTAGAGTCAATTTTCCTGACTTTCAAAGTAGAATCTATAGAAATAAGGATTCAATACAATGGACGAATCACGTACATGAACGAATAATAGGCGCTGCATCATATGCATTCCTACCTACCGAAACAGAATATTCGTTATTTCACGCTAAGGATATTAATAGACAAGAACGCCAAAACGAATTTTATAATACGTTATGATTAACAAAATATATTCAGCGGTAGAACCGGGTAAGCTATTGCACATGGTAATTACCGATGTACTTGATTCTAAATATGATGGAAGATTAGATATTATATCAGGCGAAAATTTCCTACAGTGTTCCGTACTTGGTATGGGAGAAGGTAAAACATTCGTTCCGCACCGACATATAAAGAAGCATCGTTCATATACAGATCAGATTGCTCAGGAATCTTGGGTAGTATTACGTGGTAAAGTTGAATGTACTTTCTATGATTTGGATGATGGTGTTTTGTGTAAGATGATATTGAATCAGTTTGACGCCAGTTTTACTTTAGAGGGTGGCCACAATTATTTGATATTGGAAGACGGTACACGGGTGTTGGAATATAAGACTGGGCCATATGAGGGCCAAGAATTCGATAAAACTTTCATCAATGAACAATAGATTTGTAGTTATAACTACATGCTATAATGTAAATGATTATATTCGAATGAATATAGCCATGAACAAATATCAAAGTTATAAGAATGTATTGTACCTATACATTGATGATGGTTCTACTGATGGTACGTATACTACGTTACTAGATGAAACTCATAGTGATGATAGGTGCCATGTAATTCGTAACGATGATAATGGAAGTCAAGGTAAAGCCTATATGTTTGGAATTAGTTGGCTACAGGTAAACGATTTAATTTCAGATGAAGATATAATAGTTGAAGTTGATGGTGATGATTGGTTATCAAGTGTATTTACGTTACAATATATAAGCCAAATTTATACCGACAATGCTGTATGGATGACCTATGGCCAATACCAAATGTATCCAAGCGGTGAAACAGGCGGCCATTATAATATGGGTATAGACCAAGCAGTAGATTCAGCTAATACTTATAGATTCACACCGTTCCCGTTTTCCCATCTAAAGACGTATAAGTACCATTTGTTTAGTAGGATACCTACCAATAGATTAACAGATGATTGTACGGGAGAATACTTCTCAGCCGCTTGGGACCATGCCCTATGTATTCCAATGGTAGAAATGGCTGGTAAGGATCATATCTATAGATGTGATGATATATTGTACATACTGAATAGGTCCGCTGATTTAAATAACGAAGGATCCGTTAGGCAGAAAGAACAAAAGGAAATAGAAAAAAGAATTAGAACTAAGCCACCGATGGACAGAATTATTACATCAAATATTACATTTGATTTGAAGGGTCCTGGTGCGCCTGGTGGCATACATAATTATGGATTAGGTAATTTGATGTTTCAGGTTGCTACCGGAATATCAATGGCAAAGGACAACGATGCAACATTAATTCTTCCTCAATTAAAAACGCCTCAATTTGGCGGATATACAAATAATATATTTAGTAAAATACGCACTACCCCAAGTGTAAATCATACTATGACGTATGAACAACCAGAATTTACATACAGTGATACACCGTTTTATCCAAACTGTAAATATTCTGGTTACTTTCAATCGGAAAAATTCTTTGTTCACAATCGTCAGGCCATACTAAATATGTTCAAACACGATGACGATATGATGAAGCCGGTACAGGAGAATCTAAGCACGTTATTACCATTTACTGGCAACGTAGTATCAATTCATGTACGTAGGGGTGATTACACTAATTTATCAGAAATGCACCCTATACTTCCGATGGATTATTATAAAAATGCCATAGATTATTTTGATTCATCAGCTTTATTCCTTATATTTAGTGATGACATTGACTGGTGTATGAATAATGAATTATTTTCGTCGTTATCAAATAAACACTTTGTATGTGATTGTGATGATTATTTGGATTTATTGATAATGTCTGAATGTAATCACAATATTATTGCCAACTCTACATTTTCTTGGTGGGGAGCATGGCTAAATGAAAACCCCGATAAAGTTGTAATTGCACCTAAACAATGGTTCGGCGAAAAAAGAAATTTAAGCGATAAAGATATAATACCAGAATCATGGATAAAGATATAATGGAAGTAAATTTGTTTGGCGGATTTACTCACCTGGACAGAGACAACGGTCATTTTTCAATGACTGATAATCGTATTCCTAAAAATTGGAAATGGGTTAGAAATAAAATGAAGCACAATGGTATCACTATATTTTCAGATGATTGGATGTGTAATGGTGAGTTGGTAACTTCTGTGGAAAGCACATATAAGGTTGGTATGATAATAGAACCACCACAAATCAATTCAAATGTGTATTCTAATATAGAAACCATTATAGATTTGTTTGATTTTATATTGACGTACAATCGTGACTTGATTGACAAATATCCAACAAAATGTATATATTATCCGTTTGGTGGCTCATGGGTATTAGAAGATAACATAGGCGTGTATGAAAAATCAAAGGATGTAAATATTATATATTCTAACAAGAAATTAACTGACGGTCATAAACTACGTCATGAAATTGCTAGAATGTTTCCCGATGTAGATAGGTATGGTTCGGGGGCAGGTATAGACTTTGATTATAAAGAAGAAATTCTTGCTCCATATAGATTTTCAATTGTAGTGGAAAATTCAAAGATACCGGATTACTTTTCAGAGAAGTTACTAGATTGTTTTGCCGTTGGTACTATCCCAATTTACTATGGACCAAATGCAATAGGTAATTATTTTGATAAAAACGGAATTATAATGTTCGATACTATATCGGAATTGGATGATATACTTTCTACACTAACTACTGATTTATATGAACGTAAGTTACATTCTGTCATGAAAAACAACGCGATGATGCGTAATTATTATTGTCAAGAAGATTGGATATATGATAATGTATTTAAGAATTTACATGAAACATCAGATAAAGAAATAATAGATTTAAGTCCCGATGACTTTAGAACTACAGTAGATGGACATGTACAGCGTCATTGGCTTGACCAGTTTTTTTCAAACGGTGGCGATTCAACTCATTTATATTTTGATTTAAATGAAGACTCGGTAGTGTTCGACGTTGGTTCATATGAAGGCGATTATTATAATCAGCTTATGTTACGTAATAAACATACCTTACGTATACATGCATTCGAACCAGTACAATCTTTCTATCGATATTCAAGCGAACATTTACCGGATAGCGTTACACTACATAATTTTGCACTGGGTGATTCTAATTCTACATTTGAAATTTCGGTTGATGGTAATTCATCGTCGCAATTTACATCCGGGTCAAAGGAAACATGCAGTAAGGTTAGATTCCGTGATTTTGTAATAGAAAACAATATTGATGATATTTCATTGATAAAAATTAATATTGAAGGTGGAGAATATGAATTACTTAATGAAATTATAGATTCGAAATTTATTAATAAGGTTGACCGTATATTGGTTCAGTTTCATTACTTAGCAGTTAATCCTATATCCGATAGAGCAAAAATAATAGAACGATTGAAAGAAACACATGAACTTGTATTTTCATATCCGTTTGTTTGGGAATGTTGGAAACGTAAATAACCAATGGCATATTTATTTAAAAATGATGCGAATAATGCACATTATTGTTTTGTTCACATACCAAAAACCGGCGGCACAACAATCGGAAAAGTATTGTCAATGTATGATGAAATAGACACGATTTATGGGTGGGAAAATAAAGGACCAATAACCGGCCACTTATCCTTAACGGATATTAAAGGTATATGTAGATTACAAAACATAGACTTTAAAAATTTAATTACATTTTCGCTTGTCAGAAATCCGTATTCATGGTATGTATCTTGGTATCATTTTTTAAAAGTACATGCTAGTGTTGATAATGATTTTAGTATAGAATCTAAATGGACTCAGTTATCGTTTCCAGAATTTATGAAAAATATATACCAATATAGGGATGAACTGACATTTTATAATAATGGTAAACTGACTCCCAAATATCAACAAATGATAGACTGGATATCAATTGATAGAAATGAATATGTTAATGCTGTTTTTAAAATGGAAGACATTGGTAAATGGCCTGATATGTTGAATTCCATTGGTATAGATGTAACTATTTCAAAACATGAACGAAAATCATCACACAACGATTTTAGAACATATTATGATGATTATACTATTGGTTTGGTGGCTGAAATGCACTCGGATGATTTGAAATTTTTTGGATATAACTTTGAATAAATTAAACATGAACGAAATTAAAATAAATTTAGGATGTGGCTGGCGAAACTTTGGTAAAGATTGGGTACATATTGACGGCGGCGATTATAGTCACTTAGATTCACATGATATTGTAACTCTACCATATAGAGATAACACCGTAGATTTAATATATGCCAGTCATGTATTAGAATACTTCGATTATGATGCGGCTGTGATTTTGATGTATGGCTGGTATCGTAAATTGAAACCAGGTGGAACAATTAGAATAGCCGTTCCTAATTTCGCCGCAATGGCTTCTTTATATATGGCCGGACAATATCCATTGGAATCTTTCTTGGGCCCACTATACGGCAAAATGTATATGGATGGTAAGGCAATATATCACAAGACAGCATATGATTATGCTAGATTAAAATCGGTATTATTTAAGGCGGGATTCAACTATGTACGTATGTATGATTGGAAAGATACTGAGCACAGTATGTATGACGATCATTCACAGGCTTACCTACCACACATGGATAAAGAGAATGGTACATTAATTAGTTTAAATATGGAAGCAATAAAATGAGCTTTAATACAATAACATCCTTCGAAGATATAGTAGCCAGTTATTTTGGTGCTAAGTACGGTGTAGCAGTAGATTCGTGTACACATGGATTGGAATTATGCCTAAGATATACTAAGGCCGATAAAATGCAATCTCCCCGCAGGACATACATATCAGTACCTTTTTTAGCAGATAAATTGTCAATTGATTTAGAATGGATTGATTGTACTTGGTCGGACTATTACTATATTACGACTGATATTATAGATGCAGCAGTTTTGTGGGGTGAAAATACATATGTACCCAATACATTAATGTGTATATCATTTCAATATAGAAAGCATCTTAGTTTAGGTCGGGGTGGAATGATATTAACTGATAATATAGATCAAGCAGTGGCGTTAAAAAAAATGTCGTATGACGGTAGATTGCCAGATGTACCTTGGCGTGAACAAAACATCGATACGATGGGATATCATTATTATATGACGCCAGAAACGGCAGCCGAAGGCATATATAAGTTTGCAGAAGCAGTAGAAACAATTCCTCACCAATGGGATATTAATGATTGGCCAGACATTTCGTTGATGGATGTTTTTAATAATTAAAAATGGTACATCACGGTAAGGAAAATGGAATGTATGGTAAAACACATACTGATGAAGCCAAGAAAAAAATATCGGAATCAAGAACTGGGACAAAATGGAATGACGATGTTAAACAACGTATATCAGATTCTATAAAGGGTGAAAATCATCCTATGTATGGTAAAAAACATCGTAAGGAAACCATTGATAAAATGAGTGAAGTTAAACACGGGATTAATAACCCTATGTATGGTGTTGGTTGTTCTGTAAAATGTATAGATGGTGATAAAAACGAAGTTACGTTTCCCACTATTAGTGAGGCATCCGAAACATTAGGAATATCAATTACTGCTATACGAAATAGTATTGAAAAAAAGAAACCCGTAACCAAAGGTAAATTCAAGGGTTACAAATTTAACACAAATGAAAATCTTTAACAAGTAATGAGTAAAAAAGCATTTATCACGGGAATTTCAGGACAGGACGGATCGTACCTGGCCGAATATTTACTTTCATTGGGATATGAAGTACATGGTATAGTCCGCAGAAATTCTGTTCCAGAACATCAAGATACCCGTATAACGGATATTCAAGATAAAATCAATACCTACTATGGTGATTTATTAGATCAAGGTGGAATAGAAAAACTACTGGACGACATACAACCAGATGAAATATATAATTTGGCAGCACAAAGCCACGTTAGAATTAGTTTTGATATTCCACAATTCACAGTACAAACAAATGCCATAGGTGTATTGAATGTGATGGAAGCTTATAGGCGAAGTTGTCCAAAAGCCAAGTTTTATCAAGCCAGTAGTTCGGAAATGTTTGGTTTATCAGTTGATGAGGATAATTGCCAACGTGAAACAACACCGATGAATCCCGTATCTCCATATGGATGCGCAAAGGTATTTGGATATAACATTGTACGTAATTACAGACGGGCCTATAAGCTCCATGCATCCAATGGTATTCTTTTTAATCATGAATCACCACGTAGAGGCTCGAACTTCGTTACTAATAAAGTAGTTAAGGCTGCGGTTCGTATATCACTTGGTATGCAAGATAAGTTGGAACTGGGAAATATCGATTCATATAGGGATTGGGGTCACTCAAAGGACTATGTTAGGGCAATGCACTCCATTGTACAACAAGACGAACCAGGTGACTACGTAGTATCTACAGGCAAGACACATTCAGTCCGTGAAATGTGCGATTATGTCTTCGGTAGTCTGGGACTTGATTATAATGATTACGTTGTACAAAATCCAAAGTTTCTTAGACCAGAAGAATTACCATATTTAAAAGGCGATTCAACTAAAATAAGAACTGAATTAGGATGGGAACCCGAATATACATTTGAAGCCATGATGGACGAAATGGTGCAGTTTTGGGTAAAATTTTACGCATAATGTTTAGAGGAAATAATACAGTTGACTACTGGGAAAAGAAACATACTGAACAGTATGAAGTAAATACCGAATACGATTTCACCACAATTGAAGATTCAAGCTATGTTAAAATTGCGTCCGATATACTTGGAATCAATGGCGAATCATTCGAACGTAATAGTATTCTTGATGTAGGGTGTGCAGCAGGATACGCTATTGAATATTTTAAACAAAATCATCCAGAGTGGGAATGTACAGGGTACGACTTTTCCAAGACTGCTATAGATGCAGCAACTATAAAGTCGCCACTATGTACATTTGAATGTAGGGATATTTTATTAAATCCAATTGAAGCTGACTTTGGCTATATTACATGCCTTGAAACTATTGAACACATAGAAGAAGGAGTCAATTATAAAATCATTGATAATATCTTAGACCATTGTGAATACGCATTTATATCCACAGTAGATACGGTAGATGATTGTTTTGGTGAACACATATCACATTATACACTGGATACGTTTGATATCAGAGGCTACCCTGTTCTTTGGAAATCAAACTTAGAAGATATAAATATGCCCGATGGAATCTATCATTATATTGGATTCTTATTAAAAGGAAAATTATGAAAATAGCATTTTTTTCAGAAAACACATTTACCGGTAAGGTACCTCGTAACTTCGAACAAATGCGTACGGAATTTGCTTGGATGTGTGCACTCGATGCTAATCATTATACTCTACCAAATAAAAATAATCCGGACCACGGTAAATTTGAATCACATGATTTGGGTATAATAATTATACCAAAAAAAGGCCAGTATGACTGGGACGCCATATTAAGTTCTTTGAAACCGGCATGTGGTAAATTGGCAGTCATGCAAGAAGGACCGAATTGGTATTGGCAGGATTACCCAATTGAACAACAGTTTGATTATTATGGTATTTTAAGTCGGGTAGATACTATTTTTGCACATAATAAGTCTGATGTACTATATTATCAGGGACATTTTCCAGATAAATCCGTGTATACATTACAATCTCTTATGATTGAAAATTCTATTATCAGGCCATTAACTGAAAAAACAAAGGATGTTATTATAGGTGGTAATTTCTGTTCGTGGTACAGCGGATTTGATTCGTATGTAGTAGCCAAAGAATACAGCGATACAGTCTATATACCGTCAATGGGTAGAAAGATTGTTGGAGAAGAACAAGTAGATGGCCTGGTTCATTTACCATATATGAAATGGGTAGATTGGATAGCTGAGCTGTCTAAGTATAAGGTAGGAATACACTTGATGCGTACACATGCAGCTGGAACGTTTGCCCTAAACTGTGCATTCCTTGGTATACCATGTATTGGTTATAATGGATTGGATACACAAATGGTCTGCCACCCAGAAACTACAGTAGATGTAGGAGATATACATTCTGCTAAAAAAGTTATGTTAAAGTTAGCTCAAGATTTGGATTTCTACAAAGAATGTAGTATATTTACACAGAAGGCTTATGATACACATTATTCTGAACGTATCTTTTTAAGTAAATTTTATGATAAATTTCAATAATGAATATTAGTATAATTCAACCGGCTCGTAATAATTTAAAATATCTTAAATGGTCATATGATTCCATTAGACGAAATCAAGGAGACCATACCGTAGAAATTTGTGTGGCAGATGACTTTTCTGATGATGGTACTGATGTATGGTGCCAAGATACTGCTGAACGTGATGAACATTTCAAATGGATGCGTAACGCTGGCCCGAAACGTCTTGGGCATACTATCTTATATGATGATTTAGTAAATAGAGTTGCAACTCATGATATTTGTATGATATTTCATGCGGATATGTATTTATGTCCAGTCGCATTAGATGCAATTGAAAAGAATATAGGTAATTCAGATTCAAAAACAATAGTATCACTTACTCGAATAGAACCACCATTACATCCACCTGGTCCGGAAAAAATTATAATGGATTTTGGTATTGAAACCGAGGAATTTGATGAAGATGCTCTATTATTATGGCTGGTACATACCGATGGAGAATATAAAAATACAGAAGGTATATTTGCACCGTGGGCATTTTGGAAAAAAGACTTTCAAGAAATTGGAGGCCATGATCCATTATTCGCGCCACAATCAAAAGAAGATTCAGATATCTTCAATCGCTTTCAATTGAATGGTGTTAAATTCATTCAAACATGGGAAGGTTATGTATATCATATGACCTGCCGCGGAAGTAGATTTGCAGATGGCGCTACACGTAATCCAGCTGGCCAAGTGTTCATGAAGAATCGTGAAACAGATGAATGGTTAATTCAAAATCAAAAGTCAACGCGAAATTTTATTCGTAAATGGGGCCATATGGTTAAGCATGATGAATATATGAAACCAATAATTCCACCTAAATATATTATCAAATTTAAAATTGATAATTGTACACAGCAGTTATTACACATAGTAGAACCCTGGGCTTCGCGGATTGAATGCGACTTATCCGAAGATGAAATTGATTCGTATATCAAATCAGAGCAAGATAATACTCTATTTGATTTAAGAGAACACATCAACAATTTCTATGATGGTGGTGAAATGGATTTCTTTTACGATGTAATAGTAAATATTGATGGTAATACGTACATTCAATCGGACCATGATATAACCGCCCAGCTATCAGAAATTATAAAAGATAGTGGTGAAATAGGTGAATTTAAAATAGGAAATTTACTAATTACTATCAATAAATTGGAAGATCATTCTAAAGAATTGATATTTATTAACAAATAATATGGAATACTATTTACAGATGCCCGGCGACACAGAAGAAACAGCCGGCTTCGATTCAAATTTATTAGGTATAGATAATGGCTTTGGTGTATTTTGGGGTGGCCAAGCTATGAATATATTACTTAAGATGACAGAAAATAATCCAGATGCACTTATGGTTGTTAAGATAAGAACCGATATAGGTGGAACATACACAATAACCGAATTTTTAAAAAAAATTGAACCCCTGAAGATTAGATTAAAATGAAAAAAATTAACTTGGACGATTATATAGAAATCCCTCCAGCAAAAAAGGTTAAGATTAAGAGCAAAAAGAAGCTCACCGATAGTTTTGATGATTCAACCTTGAAACCAAAGAAACGCCGTGCAAAAACCGATTTAAAATAAATCTGTATATTTATATGAAAGGAATTTTATATGAAAAAGATTAAATCATTTTTTGAAAAGATAGGTAATTGGTTTGTAGATACATGGAATACTGTAGCCGGTTTCTTTTCTAATCTATGGTATTCATTTCTGAATAAGGTAGTTGACCCAGTAGTTGACTTTTCGGTTAATGCATATACCAAGGCTAAGGCTCTTGTAATATTTATAATTGGATTGGTAACAGGTCTGGTGAATACATCTATACTATTTGTAGAAACTCTATTAGCGGTGTGGGCATCCGAATGTAAGGTTCTCCGTGAATCTTGGTTTGGAACCGATACACTTGAAATTGTCAAACGAAAGAAAAAGTAAGAGTCAATAAACTATGATTAACGAAGCAAGTGAACTCCCGGTTACAACTATTCGAGCAATAGAAAAATTAACTGATGCTAATAATCACACCGAAGCAAGATATGTTCTAGCCAGAACAATGGCCCATACCACGCTGTCAGCCGCGTATGACAAGCTGATGAAAATGCAGCGAAGAGATGGTCATCTTTCAACCGCTAATCAAAACATTAGACGTAGATTGGATGATAAGCTATTTGCAATGGCTAAATCCATGTATTCTAATTACGATAGTATACACAACGCATTCTAAGGAAATCACACTATGGAATCTAAAGATTTAAACGAAGTATCATACGCCGACGCAGCCAAAGGTACGGCAATTAAAAATGATGATGATTTAATATCAGTACTAAACACATTTGATAATTACGCAGAAATGAGTGATAATCCTAAGAAATACAGTGCTATGAAATCGGCCATCCAGCAAATTAGCAAATATACAAAAAATGCTTCGCCGGATATTGTAAGTCAGAATTCTAAATTGAATTCGGCTGGAAAATTGGCAATCAAACGTTATGGCAAAACTTTCAACTTACGGGAAAGTACTATTGATGAATTGAAGTATATGGATGGCCAATTTGTAGGATATGTTACGTTAGACAGCGGCAAAAAACGCTTTATTAAGATATTAAAATCGGGTCACGCGGCCGCTATGTGGTCGAATAAGAATATGAAAATGATGGAAAAGCCTGGTATACGCGGGCTTGGTACAATGGCTAAGTCTGAATGGGATAAATACGAATCAAGAGTTAGTGAAACTACTGAATCTATAGCTGAAACTACTGACCCAGATGTTATAACTCAAATACGAAGTGTTGTCGCTAAGGGTACTGCGGCAAAAGTAAAAGATCCTAAAACTGGTACGAACGTATTAGTTGATTTATTTTCAGCAGGAGCAATCGTTAGTGTATATGATAAAATTAGCGATTCAAATAAAAAGAAATTATCTTCATTATCAATACCATCTATGGTTAACATTGTATTTAAGTTAGGTAAGAAGAAAAAATAATAATTATGGTACTCTTAGAAGTAAAGAATTTAGTAGTACCCAAGGACATACGACAAATACACAGTATCTTCAAAAAGAATGGTAAGAAATTGTATGTAGTTGGCGGTGCTGTCCGTGATGCTGTATTAGGTAAGACTCCGAAGGATTGGGATTTGGCAACAGATGCTAAACCCGACGAAGTTATCGCTATGGCTAAGAAAGCTGGTTATAGCGTAGTTGAAGTTGGTAAATCATTTGGTGTTGTAATTATCGGTGGCCACGAGATAGCTACATTCAGAAAAGATATAGGCAAGGGTAGGCGCCCGGATTCAGTTGATTTCACCGATATCGAAGGTGATGTAAAACGTAGAGACTTGACTATCAACGCTCTCTTTTACGATATTGGAACAGATAAGATAGTCGACCTGGTAGGTGGAATCAAAGACTTAAAGAATAAGCAGATTCGTACCGTAGGTGTAGCACAAGAACGATTTGATGAAGACCCGCTCCGAAAGCTACGGGTACTAAGGTTTGCAGCAAGACTTGGCGGCAAAATTGAAAAGTCAGCATTACTTGCACTAAAAACAAGCCCAGGCTTAGATGGTGTATCAGCAGAACGAATTCGTGACGAATTTCTGAAATCTATCAAAAGTGCGAAATCAACTACTTGGTACTTGAAATTGGCCCATACATTAAAGATATTACATCTAATACTTCCGAATGTAAAGTATTCAACTAGTTTCATCAATAACAACAATTACAAGCTACAACTTGCTACTTTGTTGTTGGATGTACCAAATGTAGGTAAGTACCTTAAGAAGTTAAAGTATACTGACAAAGAATCATTTGATGTTGATTTCCTAATTAAGTTAAATAAATTCAATCCAGAAAATATATACCTTTTAAAGAGGTTACATGACAATACCGATTTATCTGATTCGGAAATAATCGAATGGGGTAAGTTGGTAAATAAAGACCTATCTAAGTTTGTCAAGTTCAAGCTAAGTGTAAATGGTCAAGATGTAATGGATAGAGGATTTAAAAAGCAAGATATTGGAAAAGAAGTGAAACGTCTGGAAACTGAAAAGTTTCTTAGTGAATCTATAAATGAAGTTGTCAATAACTTTAAATCATTATACAGTAAACTACCATCACCACTACAAAAACGAATCTTTAACTTAAAGTACATTGGTCAAAATCCAACCTATCATCCAGAAGGAAATGTATTGAAACATACCATCATGGTAGTTAATCGCGCGCTAAAGGATGGTGAGCATATAGATTACGCTTTAGCTGCAATATTTCATGATATCGGAAAAGATGAAACAAGTGGAATACAT